CCACCGAAACGGATTCCAAAAAAGATGGTACAAAGAGCATTTCTGCACCAGTTCCTACGGTTGCACCTGTTAAGGCAAAGCAACCGCAAAGGAAGGGCAAATCACGCTCACGTACCCCGACGCCGAAAGGCGAATCGGCACCTAAGGGGGTTTCGTCTGAGACGAAGCCTGGGAACAAAGTGGATAAACCTTGCAAGTTTTTCATTAGTCCCCGCGGGTGTAGGAAAGGCGACGAGTGTCCCTTTATGCACCAAAATCCCGCCCCACAGGGTTCTCAAGTCGCGCCGCCTGCGATTTTGGGAGATAAGACCACTCAACCAGTTGAGCTATCTAAGCCGACTGTTGAGGTGTGTAGTGACTTGCGGAGTCTGTATCGGAGAAAAACTGTTCTTGCATCGAACCTTGATGGACATGTTGTTAGTTTCTACGACAAAAATGGATCCGAAAACGTTACCTTTCGTGACACGAAGCGTGTACCGCACCCCTTGTCCCATACAGCTAGAGCCGTTGGGTTTCTGGAGGCACTGTGTAGTGGCCTTTCGGATGGTGTGCGGTCCGCTCGTATACTCAGTGTATACGGCGCCGGGAGAGACGTCAAGTTGGCGGCTCCAAAAGGTTGGGACAGAGCAGGGGCTCGTCTCATTCTTGGAGACAATGAAGAGGGTGGAACCACGATTTGCATTGGACCTGATGAAACATATCCGGGCGATGCAGGCAAGACGTGCAATCGGTCACCAGTGACTGGTAAGTACGACGTGGTGGTCGCAGTGGATGTTTATTGGGACGGTCCTTACGGTCCTGTTACGTCTAAAACATTAAGGAGGTGGTGTAGTTGGTCCGTGACTGAGACCGTCTACATTCTCACCAGGATGTTTCCCGGCAACGCGGGCTGTGACGTTGTGGAGGGTTATGAGGGTGAAGTTGAAGGTGTCTGGATTAAGGATCTGGATGGGTTGATATCGTTCAGCCCGGACAGGTCACATTTTGGGTACCCATGCCACTACGGATTAGAGTGGTTGCGCAATAAGGCTATTGACGGCTTGAGCGTGACCTTCATCAGTAAGTCGGGCCCTTATGATTTAGTCAAAGTTACACTTGATGCGCCTGACGTACGTCAGGTGTCAGTAATTTTGCAACAAGAGTATCTCGGGGGGGTTTCTTATATGTCAGTTCCGCGCGCTGGAAGTTTGAATTGGGTTTATCGTAAGGCCATTTATGACCGACTTAACCCTTCACGCTTAAAGCGCTGTTTGGAATGGTTGAAACTCCCTTATGAGAGACTGTTGGTCCATCATTCGATTTTGGAAAACATGCGTCCCACTTTTGAGGTGAAAAGTGGTAGCGGACATACCCTAGACACGGCCATAGCATATGCTAAGCTTCAAGTGTTTAATGATCCGGTCATGAAGGAAGTAGGTGGTAGGTATCCCGCATTCACGTCGCACGTGGTTGTAGGAACCGCCAATGCCGCCGTATTTTCTACCAAAGTTGAAACTGCGAGGAGATATCAAGCTCTGCGTGGTGATATGGCGCGGTCGGAGGCAGAGATTGTGGAAGCGCGAGCTCCCGTTTTCTCTGTTACGCCAAGGAAATTGATGCGAATAGTCATGTCGGGCTTATTAGTGTCGATTATCTTTTCGTGTGGGCTGGCAGTACGGGCCCACGGGCACATTCTCAGTTATACTGGGGAGGTGGCTCAAGATCCGGAATGGTGGGGTGCAGCGGTAGTTTTAGGGGTTATTTTCCTCGGGCTAACCGTCCGCCATTTTCAGGTACAGTATCGTAGAACCGGCCTTTTTGGACCGTGGTTAGCCCGACGGGGAACGCCTGAGGGTGATTGTGTCGTGGGATACGAAGTTCTGACCGCAGGGACTTCTATACCCGCACTCAATTGCACCTCAATGGCTACCGAAGTCGCGTGTGGATCTACTGAGATCTGGGTGGATGGGATTGAAATGAGCGCTGCTGAGGCGTTCGACGTGTTGTCGGACGACGAGGTGGTTACCGTTTCATACGCCATTGCCGTGACCAATGGGATGCTTTGTCAGCCCGCTAAAAGCGACGTCAATTTGTTGTCAGCCATTGTGCAAAGGCAACACGTTGGAGTTGTCCAGGCGGACGTGGCGGAGTGGAAGGAAGTGAGTGCATTGGTGAACGCGCTCATACCGGACTCTTGTGTGGTTCCTTGGGAGCTCAAAGAGTGTGCGGAGGCACTAGGCGGAGCGAAAGCCAAAAACTTAATAGAATCGGGACGCCAATTGGAAGATGGTGAGATCTCGCGACATCGTAAGAGAGTTACTGTTAAATGGAACGAAACCATATGTCTCAAGGAGATTAATGGTGAGTGGACAGTTAAACCACGCGGTATCGTGGTGCTTAGTAATGAGTTACATGCACTATTCGCCCCAACGGCTCGGGGGTTGTACGACGCCCTTCATACCATTTTCGATGGGAAGTTGTTTGATGGTGTTCGTGTGTATTCAGCATGCGGATATCATGGAGAGCAGCTTGACGAAATTGGTAGTCATCTTTACGCGCTGGAAGACACAATAGCTGCGTCGGGTGACGACTCGATATGTTGCATGATGCACAAATTTATGCGTGAGAGAGCACCACAAGCCTTTTATCCCGTTGTTGAAGGGGACTTTGGATCTATGGACCAAAGTGAAAAGATTGAGTGTTTGTCCACGCACGGATTCACGATGGAACGCCTTGGCATTTGGCGGTTTGTTGTGGATTTGTTTCTAGAAATTTGTGCAATGGGTTATGTCGCTCGAGGTAAACGCCTTTTTATGAGAGGGAAAACCGGCGCTCAGTTGGCGACGGGTATTGATTTCACAACCGCTATCAATACTCTCACCACTTTGTGCTTCCTTCTTTGGGTTTATTTCAACGACGGCTTCGATCCTGAGGCCACCGCAACTCGTTTGGGTTTGAAGTTAAAGCTAAAACAACATTGTGAGCCGCGCTTTGCCACGTTCCTTAAGGGATGGTGGCTCCCGCGGCTGGGGGGAGGGGTGTCATGGTATCCTCTTCCTTCGCAGGTTGTCAAGCTAGGCAAGTCAATGCGGAATCCACGTTTGTATTCACAATCACATGATGATTACGACGGGGTTCTCGTGGCGGCGTGGGCTCTTGCAAAGTCCATGCCTAATTTGCCTAGGGACTATCCTCTTTTAGGTCCATTCGTTTCTATGTTGGAACGTTGTGGGCGGGAAAGTAAGATCGTCCTGAGTTCGTCGGAAGATGGGTGGTACAAGCCAAATTGTGCCAGTGGTCCTATCGACCGGGTGTATGCACTGGAAACGGTGTGTAGCAGGTATGATGTCACATCTGATGAAGTCGCGGAATGCGAGGCAATGATGCATGAAGTTAAAAGGCTTCCTGTTTTTCTTAGCCATCGCGTGTTCTTACAATTGAGCAACGTCGATTATAATTAATGTGGCATCAACCGGGCAAGGAGCTTAATTTAGCTGGTGTCGTGAACGCGCACCCCCCCCCAGTTTACTGCGGAAAGACAAATACTCACATATTGTGGAATGTCTAAGAACAAAAATAATAATATACCCCCGCGTCCTAAAGGGATGCCTCGAGCGCTGTATCAAGCTGAGCTCAAGAAAGGTGGGACACGTAAGAAGTGGCACTTCGGGCTGAACACAGCCTGGGGTGATTTGTCGATGGGTAGTGGTGATCAATCACTCGCCATGTCGGGAAATGGAAAGAAAGGTCGCAACATGCGCTCCAACACAGATTTGATCTCGTTGGCGCCAGGTGAGTCGAACGGGTCGCAGATATCCGGGAAAGGACAGGTCATTGCTCAGGATGAACTCGTCGGTCAGGTTTCTGGTAGCGTTAGCTTCCAGTCAACCAACTGGCAGTTTCAGCCCGGCTTGGCTACTGTATTCCCATGGTTGTCACAGTTGGCCGTCTTGTATATGAAGTATCGCGTACGTCGCCTTCGCTTCTATTACAAGCCATTAGTTTCACAATACGCGGCATTGGGACAGGGAGGTCGTATCGTTTTGGCTTATGACTACGACGCGGCTTCCACCAATTTGCAAACACTTCAACAAGCAGAAGGAATGTCACCCCATGTGGATGGCATGCCATATGAAAACCTGTCGCTTAATATCGACGTGGCTCGTATAGGTATGTCGCGCAATGCGGAACTCTTTGTGCGGACGGGTCCTAACCCAGCTGGAACAGATATCAAGACTTATGATGGCGGCACAGTGTACTTTGCCAGCTCCGGTCTTGGTGGTAGTGGAACTATCGGAGAGTTGCGCGTTGCATATGAGATTGAGCTCAAGAACCCGCTTCTCCCCAACTCTATCGCTCCTCCAATCAACAACAATGTTTGGTCCTATTATGGGGCCGCGGTGCCAGTAGCGCTGACTACTCTTATCACGTCGATCGTGTCTTTGGATACGGTTTACATCAATGGTTTGGGTATAACGCTGTCTGGTGGAAGGCTTACCATGCCTTCAGGTATATTCCGATTCGACGCTATTTGCACGTTTAGCGCCAGCGGGTACGTTATTGCGGACCGAAGCTGGGGCTTTACAAAGAATGCAGTGGCGCAGTCGGGCGGTTTTCAACGCTACACAAATGGGTTGGATCAAATAGATAGCACACCGGCACCATCAGTGTTTTCCTGTTCTGCAGGCGACGTGGTGGATTTGCGTGCTACTGCCCGTTTTGCCAGCGGTACCGTTTCAGTTTATGCCATTATATACATTTCGCTCGCTTAATTGAGCATCAACTCTGCAGGAGAGAAGTTTGTGTGTTGCCTGTTTACTGGCGAACATATCCC